ATGCCAATTGGTCCCCAAAGGAGCCTCATTGGTACGGGGACCCATGTGGAGATATTTCACCCCATCAAATGTTCCCTGTTCTTCTGATTCCGTAAACATTACAACCCTGTGTCCTCTTGAGGCTAATTCTTTGGCAACGTAATAGGCAGCGCTCTCACTCCCTCCTAACGACCGTTCTTTGATCGTATCTCCGTTGAACGGGATTCCTCCCGCGTGCATAACAATGTGCATTCTGTACTCCTAATAGGTGGCTAGTAGCCAGTTATTTTTTCCACTTGCTGTTTGGATTTCGATTATTCCAATCGGCCTTTTTCTTCTCACGTCGCACATGAGCTTTAGTTTTGCTGCCTGAGCGCCATTTGCTCCAGGGACTCGCAATCCAGGATGCTTGTTCTGACGGGTTCTTGTCTTACGTCCAGACACCAATACCCGGGCGTGGTCCTTGTCGTACTTTTCCCTTTCGCTTTTATTCATTCCGCATGGTACCAACATTTCACTCTCCAAAAAGGGGGAGGAATTTCCTCCCCCAAATAGTCTAGCACTTAGGTGCTAGAATTCACCGCCAGAAGAAGGAAGGCATACTCAGAGCCTGTAATCTTCTCATCCTGGTAATAGCCCACTTCGACTTCTTCAGTCTTGGTTTTAGGATTGAACGGATGACGCTCAACTCCCATGTTGGGCAGTCCGCCCGCTGACCATCTGTACGAATACATGAATGATGGCAGATCACGGCTAGGCGCATCAGGCGTATAGCATAAAAGCACATTGTCAATCCACACTCGTGAGAGTGATTCCGCTTGCGCTTCATTTGCCGTATTCCTGTAAGCATCACCGATATGGATATTAGGCACCTCCAGAAGATTGGCTACCTGTGCTCTGGTAGCAAAACCTTGTGGCGAAGTGGTGCCGTGAATCCTATCGAGAATCTGCTCATTCCTACGCAGTGATCTCCATGCATTACCGCCAAACACCAGCCGGTTAGGCCGAGTGCCAGTAAGGTCTTGGACGTTGTCCATGGCAGTATTCATGTCCCCTATTGGATCAGAACTTGCAGCAGCATCCCATTCAGAAGCCACGCCGGCACTAGAACCAACATTAGTTGTAGCATTGACCAGGGCAGCAACGCGCACTTCCCAGCTTAATGCTAACTTGTTGGTTACATACCGGGCAGCATCATTCCAGAGATTTTGCCGATAAACAGGATCTGCGTTCTCACGATCCTCAATTGTGATCGGATATTTCAACGCATAATTCTGCGCGAAATAAGTATCACTTGAGATGGTTCGCGTGATCTTGTTTGCTTCAGTTCCTGGAGAGCGTTTATCATCTTCCGTGCGTAATGCGTCTGCACGAGAGAAGATAGAATAAGCATCACTCTGCTTATCCACTTGTACCATCGGGGCGATAGTCCCGGCGATAGTGTCTCCCTCCATGAATCCAATAGCCATTTGTGAAAGTAACCTATCAAGATGAAGGTCACGACCTGTTGATTGTGGCATGTCAAACCTCCTATTAGGCTATTTTGTCAGCAGGGAAAGAACCAAGGAACGGAAAGATGTCCCCAGATCCCGCAGTCACTCGGGCATAGCCGACTGATGCAGATCCTGTCACAGTTATAAGAAAACCACTTGCCGTTACTCCGACGAGTGAACCACTGTTGATGACTGCTCCAGCAAACGCTTTCATCTCGCCTTTAAAAGCGACAGTGGCGTGATCGCCATTCTGAGGCTTAGTGCGCAAGATGCCTACCGCAGCAAGAGAAGTCGCCGCAACCAATCCATCCAAACCAACAGCCTTAAACTGATGGCCTGTAAGATCAGTGGAAGCAACAATCGTCATCGTATCAAATTTATTTTCAACAGTCATGACTATTGCTCCCCATTAGCGTCGAGATAGGCTTTATGCAATTTCGGGTTTGCCGCCGCTACAGCAGAAAACGAAACTGAAAAGTCTTTCTCACCAGTGTCAGCCTGATTCTTGCGAACGAGCGTCAGAAGCTCTGCTTCCGGGTTATCACTATCGCCGTTATCATTCTGATCTTTATGGAGGCCTGTTTGCTGATCAACGTCTTTTACGCTAAACATCGTTTTGATTTGCTCCACATCAATTTTAAGAACACGTTCATCATCATCAACACCGATCTGCGCCTCATACACTGTACGATTAGCCGGGGTCATTGCTTTAGAACGCACCGCAGCATCCAGAACATCAGTCACCGTCTTGCGAGCAAGCTTGACTTTTTCTTCCTTTGCTGTTTTCTCATCATCTGCCTTGTCGGAAGTGAATTGCGCAATCGTATCGTTTGCGTCCTTCAGATCTTTCGTCAACTTGACATTATTGTCAGCCAGTGGCTTAGTTGCGGCATCGATGAGTTCCTGTACCTCTTTCTTGTCCAAATCGAGATCCTCCTTTGGAACTTTTACTTTGAACTCACTCTTCCCAGCAATTGTTTCAAATGCCACCCTATGACCCCCGGTAATTGCGGTTCGCGTAGCCAGTAAAGCATCTAGACTATTCAAGTTGCTGACCGCTGGTCTGTCAGCCCCAAGTAGTGCAACGGCATCCAATACATTAAAGAATCGGTCGCCGTTAATCTTAGCATTTAGCAATATCTCAACTGATATAGTTCGATACAATTTAGCATTTATCGCGTCGAACACCGTTTTGGGAATATCAGTAAAATCTGCTAACAACTTGCCTCCTTCTTTAAAAACTCTGCTTATCCATCCAATGGCTGGTTGTCCATCCTTGTGATCTTCGTCATGCCCAAATTTCAAGGGCACCTTAAAAGAATCTTTCAGGGTGTTGAAATTAGATATCAATTCATCCAAATCCTTCTCGGAGAATTCTATACCATTCCACGTCCCAACGGAAAATATTTCTTTGCCTTTTAATTCATGTGGCATATCATGCTCCAAAGCCTTGTTGTGGGTCAATTGATGGCGATCTACTGAATCTGCTTCCTTCTGCTTGATCTTTCCCGGAAACATCAGTATCAATGATTGTAACTGGAACTAGCAGACTACGACAGTTAAAGTGGTTAGGCGGGCGCCATTTATTCCAAACCTCAGAATCTACCGGGTAGACCCGATCATCCAAGTGTCTACAGATCTGAGTTGTGCGACTATCCAAAATAGCCGAGTATTCCAAAGCCTCAACAAATCCATCCAAAGCAGGATCAGTAAAGACTGAGAACCGGGCTTCATTAATTGCTTCAAACACAGTCGTCCTCACCATTGTCTCTATACGGTGCAGTCCTGTTGTTTGCCCTATCGCCTCAGCAATATCATCCACTGTCCGGGAGGTAGCTTCTGCGCTGATGTCTATTCCGATGAACCCTGCCCTAACAAACTCATCATATATCTTATCGGTGATTTGTTCGGAGGTCCATGAGAATTTAACACCATTAATCAATACAGTCTGAAGAATAGTACGCATATCATCCGAAAGAGAACCAAATGCCTTAAAACCATTTAGCCGAAGGAATTCTGCCGCCTCTTCATCAATTCGACCAAAATTGAGTCTGAACTGTTCTTTCCGGGCTTGACTGAGTTCTTTCTTGGAATGCTGGATGCCGAGCACCCAAGATTGATTTAAAGTGTCTTCAATTGACTTTCGCACCCGGGCTTTCTGTTTTGGATGGAAGTCTACTGTTTGGATGGCGGCTATTGGCGCGGCTGGTGTGCCTAGCTTCTGGTCAGCTATCGTTGCCACTACGTCCGCCACCATATCCCCAATACGCTGGTTCAGGGTTATGACGCTGTCGCCTTCGATCTTATTTGATTGGCGCTCGATGACGTTGATTGCTACTCGTTTCTCCGCGCGGGTAAAGGCTGCTGTATTATTGACACGCTTGGTGTTGGTCTCCTCTATAGGACCGCGCTTGCCTGTTTGTGACTCGGGTTGCTTGGTTGCTTCCCCGATCTTGATTTGAAGGTCTAATGGCTCGCCTTTATGCGGGAACTCAAGCATTTCGCGAATATGGTGTTCATCCGAATCAGAAGCCTCAACCGATCCACCGACCACCAGTTCTTGCCAGGTTTTGACCAGTTCGATCTTTTTGGACTCGGATACTGACTTGAACTTGAATAGCGGACCTTTACCATCCGGGAAGTTTAATTTGGAGAGTGGGTTGAAGATTTGCTCATTAAGGGCTTCTTGGAGCCGGGTGGCGTCTGCATCGAGTGTCCAGAGGAAAGCTTCGAGCTGCGTGTTGGCTTGGGCAAAGCCCCCACCGCTACTAGACGCTTGAGGTGTAATGCCGAGCAGGTTGGGCACGAGCAGGGTTTTCATATTGGTCCGTTGTGCTAGGTCGCTCCACCTCCATATCTACATTAGAGGGTAGGAGGATGGAGGTTTGGGTCTGAATGCTGTTCATGGCAGCGAGCATCTGCTGATACTCCGGAGTCCCGGGAGTTAGGGCTGCGCCGCTGGATGGCTTGCCAATAACGAATCCGCCACCGAATCGTTCGAGGAATTGGTTGTAGAGTCGGATGATGATGTCTTTGCTGTACCATGAGCGATAAGCTTCACGCAAGTCCGATTGGCCATAGTGCTGATCGAATTCTGGATTTTGTACGTAGTAAACAAAACGGTCAAGATCAATTGTTTGCTCCTCTTGATCAAGCTTTTGGATGGTCTTTTTGATGGACCCGAACTTATCTACATCAAACTCAAAGGAATTGAATGGCTTGGGTATTAACTGCCTGATTCCCATATAGGGCTTGCCGTTATGGTCGAATGCATCAATAACCTTCTCCGTCATCGAGAAGCCCTGATACATAGCCATTAAGATATAGTTCATCCCGTCAACAAATGATCCAAATGTTTCCCGGACCATTGTCTCATATATCTCGATGCGCTCTTGGGTCTTGGCGTGGCTGCCGTTTGGTTCATTGCCGCTGGTGTGCGCATCCTCATTCGGCATCTCAAACATCCAATCCCGAGCCGTGATAGCATCCCGCTTAAACCTGACGACTGCTTTCACCTGCTCATCAGTCATCATCTCACGATAAATGCCGTGCCCTTTTCGACCAATAAGTTTATCCGGGTTATATTTGGGCATATTGCTGACATACAGCTGCGACTCAGCCCAACCGACTTCGCCCGCCCCGATGTGCTTGGGCAGTATTACGGGTGGGGCTTTTTTAAAAACCTTGCGTAAGCGATCCATCATAGCTCGCTGTCTCCAGTTGTCCGCCCAAAACAATAGCAGGAACCCCAGGCATTAAAATCGGTGATTGAGTTGCAAATAGCATCGCCTCAGAGTCTGCCCGGTCCGGGCTTTTGATGTTTTGATCTACCATTTCTTTCTTTGTCAGCAAATCCTCGACCTTCTCCATGCCCGGTTTCCGCTTAACCGAGCACAATTGTCATCCACATAATCATCAGCATACACAATCTTCCCAGTCCGGTAGTTATCCCGCAGCACCATATAGCTTTGCACCCGTCGATTCCGCCACTCATCAATATCGTCGCTCCTTGATCCGCCCGTATAACGAATCACCGGCAAACCCTTCTCGATCAACTCACTCGTCACCCCAGCACCGACCCC